GACCATCCGTTGTCGCACAGTAGATCGATGCCGTACTGGTCAGGGTTCACATACAGGTGATGCCCGTAGCGTCGTGCAGCCCACCGGATGACATCATCCTTAGCGTCGTCGTCCCTGTTGTAAAGGGTGCGGTCAAACGGTTTTGGGGTCAACGCCAGCCGCCTCCCTGTAGCGGTCACAGATGTGGCAACTACAGTCGGTGTCAGTCAGGTAATACTCGTAGGCGATGTCACGCCACTTGTCACGCTCAGCGGTCAGGTTTTGGATTGCGCTCCGCATCAGTTCGATTGAACGGGCCGCATCGGTGTAGTAATACTCCCAGATTTGGTCAGCCATCAGTAACCGGCCTCCTTCAACAGATCGACCCACCACGACACAGGCATCACCGCATACCAATCACCCACCTGCAACGTGCCCCGTCGCTTGACCACAGCCACACCAGTCTGAGCACCAGCATTATTCACTTCCTCTTTCAACTCCGACATAAACTCCGACAACGTGATCTTCTGATGGTCTTTCACCTCGATCACAACCGGGCCGATGCCAGTCACGTCACCCTTGTCGTTCACCCCAGCCAACGCACGGCGCTCCGCATACGGGAACCCGTTACGTTTCAGGAACTCCACTACCTGATTCTCGGCTCGTGTGCCTTTTTGTTTTTGTTTGCTCATTGCTCTCCCAAATCTCTTGAAACCATAAATCTCCGTAAATAGTCCACGGGTGATAACCAAACTTGCAGCACAAACGGTCTGCATGGAACACGGTCAAACCGATACGTTGCCAAGTAGCAATCGACTTGTGATGTGTTTGCCTCCATTCGGACGGCAACACTTTCAGCAACGGTTCGATAGGCAGGCGGGTCATCTTCCTCTTACGGTTCGAGTTAGCGACCCGCCCTGCCTCTTTACATTCATCGCATCGGCACCCGTTCGTGTACGAGGTGTAGATGCCGTGTTCCATCAGAACGGACTTGGCAAATAGAGGTCTCGGGCTTCACGTTCAATCAGCGAACGGATAAGAACAGACCGTTTGCAGCCACGCTGCTTGCACAGTTCTTCAATCCATTCGATGTGTTTGTTGCCGAGCCGGACACCAACAATCTTTGTTGATGCTTCCAAACCGTCTGGGTCTACCGTCTTCTTGTTAGCCATCATGCACCTTCCTTGAATGATTTGAGTTCCTTGAACGCTGCCCGGAGGGCGGGGATGTCAGAGTTTTTGAGGTCCCCGTCCCATTCCAATCCGGCGTTTTGTGCCATGACGTTCGGGTCGATGCCTGCTTTGGCGCAGGCCGCCAGCAGTTGTTGGCGCTGCTCAGGGGACAGTTCGTCGGTGTCTGCCGTCTCTGTCACAGCCTGTCGGGGTGTGGCGCTACGGGTTGGCGTCTGCCGTGGGGCACGTTCGTACACCTCATGGTCAGGGTCAGTCTCGTCTGTCGGCAGGCACAGGGTTTGCAGCAGGCAGGTACGGAACGCCACCGACATAGCCTTGGCGGTTGCTTTGTCACCGGAGTCCATTGACTCTGCCGAAACAGTCGCAGGGATGTATGAGCCGTCTGGTGCCCAAAACTTGTAGGTGACCGTGACACGGCAATGGCCCATCGAGGTGCGGTTTTTGCCGACCTCTACGGTCGTGTAATCGTTCGACACAATCTCGGGGGTGACGACAACACCGTGCTTGCGCAGGGCTGGGGACACAGCGTTCACTACTGCGTCGATGCCACGGAAGTTGAAGTTCTGTGCCTGATTCCGTTCACCTTTACGGACAGCACCGACATCTTCCATGACTCGGGACAGCAGTTCAATGATTTGTACTGCGGGTTTTGCTTCCATTACTTTGCTCCTTTCAAAAGCAAGGTTCTTGTTGTTGTTTGCTTAGAGAACTGTCGGGCGATGTCCGGCATTGCAGCCTTGAATCCCTTGATGTCGAGCGAGTCCCTGGTCTGCGCCTTCCATGTAGCAACGACCGTGCCGTTGACTGTAGCGGTATCGGCGTCACCGATCAAGTCGCACAGTTCAGCCTTCAACTGGTCTTCCAGTTCGGCATACGCTTTCGCCTCAGCCTTGACATGCTTCAACCGTTGAATCAAATCGAGCGCCTCGACAGGGAGTTCTTCGATACGAGCCTCAGCCTTCAGGTAGCGGCGGTTGATTGTCTCGTAAGACCACTTCACACCAGCCGGGGTCATACCCAGATCGATTGCGTTGAGCCACTTCTCCACAGCCGAGATGTGTTCTGCTTGTTCGGCGGGGGTGATCTTCTGGGTGTGCAAATGAAGTTGCATCGAAGGGTCAAACACCGCCCAAGTCACTTCTTCTACGTCGGCGCAGATCGCCTGCTGGATGCCTTGGATGCGCCAGTAGTCGGGCAGTTCACCTTCCCACGGTTTCGTGGTGGTTTTGATTTCGAGGACAGCCCGGTCGTCTGCTGTTTCGTAGAACCCGTCGAGGGTGGCGACCATGCGGGCACCGCCCTTGGATTCGGCCACAAACATCTCCTCGGGTGTGATGTACGGCACACCCAGTTTGTCGGATGCCCATTCCATCACGAACGGTTCGAGACGGTTGCCTCGTTCCATCGCAGGGTTCGGCGGGATAGGTGCCGGTGGAACCTCCGACATGAGTTCCGCTGCGTAGGTGTCCATCGGGACAAACGGATGCAACCCGTAGATTGCTGCGACTGCCGAAGCAGACACCCGCTTGTTCCCGTCTTCGTCTCGGAACCTGATCGTCAGCCAGTCTTGGCCTCCGTGTTCCGGTTTGGCAATACGGTAACGCTTGAGCATTGAAGCCCCTTTCTGTTGTTGTACGGATTGCTCCGCACCTTACAGAGGGGGTGTGCTAGTTGTCAATAGGTTTCGTGAAAGGTGTGAGAAAAGTCACAGAGCGCATCATTGCGGATGGGATGTGGATGACATGATCGAAGAAACCATCAGGTGACTTCGACTGGGCGACCGTCAAATGTTTCGGTTTCCCGCCGTCTTGTTCAGCGACCAACATGCCGACAGTCGCAACGAGATGTTCGTCTTTGTCGTCCGGGTCGAGGGTGTCCCAATGGCCTTCGCCTGCGTGGGCGTCAGCCCACACAATCAAAACAAACTGGTGCTCATTCTCCATCGTCAGTCCAATCTTCTTCGCCTTCAGATTTGCACAGCCAACAGTAGCGACCATCTTTGGTAGGCCAGCAGGTTCCACAGTCGGGACAGACAAGGACGTTTTTGCCCATGCAGGGAGCCTACTACGCTGCCTGTGGGACACGCTTCCGCAACGCCAAAAGACGCTCGAACGCCTTGATAAATGCGGCTTGGTCAGCCTGCGGGACGACCGCTTTTTCGAGGTACTTGACGAGGATTTCGATGTCGGTGTGCGTCATAAGGAGACGCAGGTTAGCACCCTAGATGTCGCCCTTGAGGTGGTCGTCGATGTGGTTATCTAACTTGTTTTCTATACGGTTCAACGAATCAGCGACGACTGCGTGGTCGTCACGGTTCTCTTTGCGCATCGCTTGCACAAGGGCCGCTAATACCGTGCCGACAGACCCGATTACTGCCACTAGAACTATCTCGCTCATTCGTAGAACCCTTCTCGATTCCAGCGGCGGTCGAGAATATGAGCGCCAAGCAAAGCACTACAGAACACAACACAACCAAGAACAGCAATACCGGCAAAAGTACGAGCCATGTCACCCCTTCAAACCTTTCCTTCCTTTTTTCTCCTTGCGTGTCGGCTTCGCAACCTTCGTTGCTTGTTCAACAGTTCCGCCGACGATTTCGGCAGGCAAGTTGTCACAATCGTAACACTCAAGGTGCCAGATTTCGAACTCTTTGTTGTTCGGGTCGCCCACACCCCACGCCCAACCGAACTTCTCACAGTTCGCCTTCAACCAATCGACATGCTTTTGGGAGCCGCCGAGGTTGATGAGTTTCTTGTTGACGACCGCCGCTATGTCACAGGCGCAACCCCACCCGTGCTTACTCGTGCCAGGGGTCCCCGCCGGGGCCATAGATTCCTTGAGGAAAAACGTCTTGCCCTTGTAGGTGCGGGTGATCTGCGGGACACGCTTCGACGGCTTCGTCGTATAACGGGAAGCAAACAGCGACTCCTGCTCTTTCAGGGTGCGCAGCGCCCCAACGTGCGAGAACTCCAGCCCTTCGGCCTTGGCTGCGGTGAGCATCGCATCCCAAGCCTTCGCAGCCTTCCAATACAACTGACCGTAGGGCTTGATGTTCGACAACAGATGGGCCGGAATGTCCCCGTTCGGGCATTTAGCCAACTCGTCAGGGGTCACAAACTTGCGGCTGGGGTACATCAGTCCTCATCCTTCATCTCGATAGCAG